ACTTGCGAATCAGCGCAGTCTCGGCAAACATCTTTTTGATTTCGGGGACCAGATGCGCCCAGTAGGGGGCCACTTCATCCAGAATCTCGCGCTCCGTTAGCCTTGCGTTGGTCTGAATCGTTTGCACGGCAAGCGGAGTCAACTGCTCTTTCAGGTAGCCAGGAAGGTCCGTATTCGGGTCGGCAGGGTCTTTGTGTTCAGCAGCCGGTGCCGGAGGATTTGTGGCCGCCTTTTCCAATTCTTCCCAGCGGGCCTGCATCTGCGCAACCGAATCACGCACGGGCTTTACCACTTCCTCAATCGAGGTGCGCAGCTTGGAAAGAAATTCTTCCTGCTCGTTCGGCTTCTGCTCTGCGGGGGAGTCTTCCTTCTTGAACGGATTCCAGCTAGGCATTGTCCGCCTCTCGGAAGCAAGAGTAGAGGCGCAATGCAAAGAGTGTCAACGACAAACCGTGGATTTGTATGACAGAAGGAATTGAGCCATAATGACTTTATGGCCGAAAGGCTCAATGTCGGAACATCCGGGTAGGCTCTGGACCGACTGGATAACATGTAGCTGCGAAAAGTGGGATACGCGGCCCAACAATTAACAGCTACTCAACGAGCCAACTTACTTCTTCTTGTGAGGTTTGAGGCCGGTCGATGCGACGCAAATTCCCCATGCTGACTTCGTGCCTTTCTTCTTGGATACTTTGCGAACGCAATCCATGAGCTTTTTCGGCATCAGCGGCGCTCCTTTTTCCATTCATCGAGTTCCTGCTCGAATTCCAGAATCCTCTCGAATGCCGCAATCTGCCCGCGCTCGAAGTTCTGCTGCGCAGCATCTTCCATCTTAACTGGAACTTGATGGACCACCTTGTACCGGAGGGAGTCCGCTAGAGCTTGGAGGTCCGCCAAAACCGCCTTCCATCCCGCCTGTTCCACCAGGAGCGTGGATGCCTCCAGGTTGGCGAAGGCTTGCGGCCATCTGAAGGAGTCCTGCACGCTTCGTTTTTTCCTGCTCATGGATGTCCGGCTCCGGCGCGAATTGCTTTACCTGCTCGTAGCCAAAATCGCGCAACAGTCTCTGGAACATGAAGTTCTGCGCGTCAATCACCTTGGCGAAGTATTTCTTAGCCTCATCAGGTACATTCGGATTCGATAGGGCCTGAAGCAGCGTTGAAATGGACTGATGATGTTGTCTCATTACCTGCATGAACAACATCCCGTTCGCCTTGTCCACTTCCTTATTCGAGGAAGCCTCGGAAGCGCGAATCGGTATTCTTACGCGATGCTCCAGAACGTCCTGCAACGCTTCGGTAAGAATCTTTTCATCCATTCCGAAAAGCGTTCCCTTGCGCCCCAGCCCCATTGCTCCGTACATCGAAGTCAGAAGGCTGATGAGCTTGACGTGGGAGTGCCGGAAGTCAGAAAGTCTGTGACTCGAACGGGTATTGTTGGCTTGAAGAACGGCAAGCGTGCCCATCGAGCCAAATTGAATCTGTCCCTTTGCGCCAATCTTTCCTGACCCTGCGCCCAACCCCGAAGCCGGAGGCCCTACGCCTGCGCGTTCGATGGCCTGCTGAATCATCATGGATTCGTTTTCGAGAGACACTCCGGCCATTGCCGCCTCGCCAATCGAGAAATGCTCGAACTCCCCGTCCCCGAACGGCATGCATGCCCCGGGAAAGATGGTGAAGTTCTTGTCGATGTTCTTGTTCTGCGGGGAGACACGGTTGATGCCGAGGATTCCAAACGTAATGGCATCGGTGCGCTGATTCTTGGCAGTCGAGATTTCATCCTGCGAATCCTTGAGCATGTCGGCATAGCCGCGTCCAATCATGCCATGCTCGTCCATCGACAGCCGGGTGCGCACAAGAGGAACCCGGTTATCGGGAATGAAGTTGAAGACGAGATTAAGCATCGTCTTTGTGGCGAAGTGATACCAGCAAATCAGGCGGAACTTCTTCTTGCCCTTGTACCAGTAGAAATAGCCCTCTTCAATATCCCATTCGGCCAGTACATGCTCTTCGGAATCTGTCTGTATTCCCTTTTTCAGTTGCTCACGCTTCTTGATTTCTCCGGGGCCGTAGCGGTCGGGCTTGCCGAGAATCGAACGAACCTTGTCTTCGTTGAAGATTCCCCGGAAGGCGCGTTCCTGCAACTGCCGCTTGCTTAGTGTGACTTTCCGAGAGAGCCATTCTGATTCTTCGGGAGTATCCGCATCGGGGTCGAACAGTACATCCTCGTAGCGCAGTACCCTGCACTTCGGCCCCTCGTAGAGCGTGTCTTCCTCAAAGGCCGTCTTCTTCTTGTCCGGCACGTATCCCACGTAAACAGCTTCCGCTACTTTCTCTGGATAGGCTGCTACCCATGCCGTTCCGAGTTTGGCGGAATCGGAAAACCACAGGCTTTCAATCCTGCGCAAGTCCAGTTCTTCCGGCTCGTAGCCAACAACATCAATGAACTTTTCAAGTAGTTCCGACTTCCGCGCGTTGTGATGAGCCTCCGCTTGGTCTTTCGGCTCTGTGAAATACTCGAAATAGGCGAGCGGGGAAGTCTCGTAAAGAAGACCAATGACACGCGAAGCCAACTCATCCACGGACTGCCCGACAAGCTGGTAGACAAGATTGGCGCAGTTCGGGAAGGGCCAGGATTTGTTTTCCTCGCGGGGCTTGCCAGAGGCGATGCGCCGCCATTCCGGGACTTTGTGCTTGTGAAGGTTTTCAAGTTGCTTGCGCCGGACGTTGATTTGCTCCCACACCCATTTATTGATGGCCTCGTTCGTGTCCTTCCCAAAATCGGCCTCGCGCAACTCAAAGTCTCGCCGCGAACGGTGGGTCAGTGTGACTTTGGAATCTTCTGCGATTTGGGGAACGGCTGCCATCAGTAGCCCCCGGCACCCACAGGACGCGAAGCGAACGTATCCCTCTGGCGTGAGAACCACTCCATAGCCGAACGCATGTTCATTACGCGGAAAGTCTGCGGCACATAGCCGAGAGTGTCAAGAACATCCATCAGCCCAGCCGGATAGGAATTGTACTCGTTCAGGAATGCCGATTGGGAACGATGGCAGAAGAAGTTTCCGTTCTTGAACATCGGCTCCAGTACTTCGATGCGGTTGCGCTTGGCGTTCGGGGAATTGTCGTAGGGAAGTTCATTCACCTGAATCGGCCTCGTCTCGCGCATATTACGCTCTTCGAGGTAGAACTTCATCAGGTTTTGCGCCGCCACTGTTTCCAGCCACATCTCGCGCATTCCCCACCTGCGGCCCATTTCGTAAATCTTGCCCACCAAATCGGAGTACTGCGTAGGCTCGGCCCATACATCGAGCAGGTAAATCCTTTCCGTCTCGGGGTCTCGGCCTGCGATGAGAACGACATGATTGCAGCGTTTCTGCTTTTTGGCGTGCGCCAAATCCACAATCATGCGCTTTTCGAGTACTCCTGCATTTACATCCTGAATCGTTTCGCCGTTCTGGACTTCATGCTCAATCATCAGCCAGTTGTCTTCGTGCTCCAGAGGCAAATCGGGGCGGGAAGGCTTGTATTTGAAGTAGCGCAGCCATTCCGGTTTGAAAATGCACTCTTCGGGAAGAACGGACTGATTCAGATAGAAATGGGCGTAATCATAGGGGCCGCTGGTTTTCTTCTGCTGCTGAAGACGTTCCATCGTCCATTCTTCGGGGAAGATGGGCTGGTTTTTGGGATGGCGCGGACAGCATCCCCCTTCAGCCGAATGCGTCTCGAACTTGAATTCCGGCTGATTCGCTTTAATCCAGCTATTCAAGTCCTGATGGCCCCAGCGGTTGCCGATGACCAACTGCCTGCCCAGTCCAGTAGTCGTAAACTCTGACGGGTCAAAACGCGTTCCTACCTGACGGTGCCAGCGAATCAAATCCGCAAGAACTCGTCCGTCGCCTTTGAGCATGGAATCCTGGGCATCCTTGCCCATTGTGTCGTCTTCAATGATTCCGCCGACGTGAATTCCCTGCAAGGGCTGGCCCACCGAACGGTACTCATAGGTGCCGGTTGTAACATCTCCGCCCGGTATGCGTCGTTGATACTTCGTATGCTCGGTCCAAGTCTCTTTTCCGGTGGGAATGATTTCAGGGAACAGTGCCCGGAACCGGTCATTTGACTGGTAGGCTTCATCTACTTCCTTGCCCATGGCCGTGACACGGGCATCGGTTTCATGCGTAACGAGTGTTCGCATGTTCTGTTTGTGGGCGAATCGCATCCAGCGAATCCATTCATCGCCGTAACCCAGTCCGCGCATAAGCAACTCATCGCGGTCGGTAAACGGCAATGCCCACCAGATGGAAAGAGCCAACCCACAAGTGGATTTGAAATGCGACATGGGCATTTCCAGAACTAGGTGCAGGTCTTCGGTTTCAAGCGAACGGCACATCTCAACGTGCAGACGGGCAAAGCGTTTCTTCATCAGCACTTCGCGGGCAAAGAAGAACAGGCTGCCAAGCGAGTTAAGCCGCATGGCGTCCTTGGTGGCTTCAGGGGTGGGAAGATTTACGGGGACAGGATTCCACTTCACAGGACCTCGTAGGCTTTAAGCCACGGTAGATAGCGAAACTCCAGAAAGCTCAGAAGAATGGCAATCTCGGGGTAGTACTCAACGCATTCTTCTGTGAAGACAATTCCGTGTAGAACTTTTTGATACTTATTTTTCACCGTGCCCGCCTGTCGTGTTTCCTTCGGTCAGAAATGATTCCTACGCTTGACTTGAATATCTCCGGCCTGCGGCGGTCGGCCAGCTTTCGGCGCAACGGTTCAGGGGTCCAGGTAATCGTAGGACGGAAATCAGGGGTACTGACAAACAAATGCTTTGTAGCTAACTCCTCTTCCGTTAAATCCAACGGCTTCCAATAGGACATGGACTTGCGTTTCATGGCTCAAGCCTCGCCAGTTCCTCGGCCCTCACCACCCTGGCCTTCCCTATCAGCCGCTCCCGCCTCAACGTCTCAAGCCCTACTGCCGCGCATGTCCCAATCGCCAAAGCCCCGGCTGCGGCCAGAATCCAAATCACCACCGTCCCAATAGCTGACAGGGCATCCATCCTACACCGCCGTTGAAACGGCCACAGACCGCTTCACCCTGCGCAACTCCAAATGGCCTCTCACCCTCGCCAATGGCTCCGACTCCCGCATAATGACGATATTCACCTGAACCTCGCGCCCCTCCAAATCATAAGCATTCAACTCCATCTCATGCCCCGTGAAACTTGCAAACAGCACCGCATCCCCCCGCTTAAACTTCTTTACTTCCGGCCCCACACTCACCACCGTTCCCGTAGTCGGTTCATTCTGCTTCGACTCCGGCACCACCAACCCGCCCTCCATTACCTGCTTCCCATGACATTCCGGGCACACCACCTCCCGCTCGCCCTTACACCGGCTACACCTCGCATTCCCAGCCACTATCGACTTCCCAGTCCCCCCGCAATTCCCGCAAACCACCATCCCCTTCCCCGTACACGTCACACACTCATACCCCGACCGGAACTCGTCCCGAACCACGATGAGCCTATCGGCGTGCGCCTCAAGCTCCAAACTCCCCAACTTCAATACATTCGTCTCCCCGCGCAAATCTATCTCCTGCGGCATCGGCTTTGCCTTTCCTGATACCTCAACACTCCACGAAGCATCGTTCGCACCATCCTTCATAACCGTGCCACCAGATAGTATTCCATCTCGAAATGTCTCAGCGGCCATCGTTCCTCCAGTTCGTACTAGTACCTACTCGGGCGGAGCCTTAAATTTGCGCAAAAATTTTTGGTGGCAGGGGGATGCTGATGAAACGGGACTCCTACTTCCCCACCGACCCCCTCCCCGTACCCGGGAAACTGAGAATGGCCGATCACGGATTGAGATTCCTCCAGAAGTCTTGTTCTGCACGGCGTCTGTCTGATAGCCACGAGGCCAGAAGGACAGCAGCGACGATGATAAGGAATAGGGCCATTGGCTAGCCTCCGTTGACCCGTTCGCCTTGCTCAGCCAGGTAGCGGGCCAGTGCGAGGCGTACAAGAGCCGATAGCGTGCTCCCGCGCCGGTTGGCTACCCGCCTTGCGGCCTGCGCCTCGTGGGAGTAGATGCGGAAGGAGAGCATCTCAGTGTCACGCGCCACGGCACTCACATCCTTTGGCGAGGCAGTGCGGGGAGTGCTGGCCGATAGGGTGCTTACACCGCTTGCAGGCCGTAGAGTGACTGTCTGGCTCACGGCGCGGCTCTGTAGATCGTGAAGAGTCCAAACTGGCAATTAGGATTGATCGAGCGTAGGTGGATACCGCCAACCCTTGCGCGATGGCCCGCACTTCCAAAGCCTCGTACTCCGAAGGCGTCAGTCTGACCTGCAGTACATTGTCGCGCTTTGTAGTACGGCTCACAGGCGAAGTGTACTACAACGTCGTACATTGTCAATCCTCGCGGCCTTCAGTTGTACTACGCAGTAGCGCCAGTGTCGCTAATGCGCTTTCCTGCTCACTGACTGAGATATTCAGGCTAACCGATGCGGTTTCAATGCGCTGTGTTACAGGCCCTTCTACGCGGTCGAGGATAAGCTGCGCAGCCGATACAGAACGAGGATTCTCAGGATCTTGCGCCATTCTAAACTGCGCAAGTGCAAGCTTATCAGCCTCTTTCTTCTTACGCGCGAGACGTTCCATAGCGCCAGGAATCTTACTTCTGTAGCCCTTTGGATTGCCGGAAACGCCTTTAGGCCAAGGTCTTAGATTAGCCAGACTGTTGGGATTCTTGCCTCTGCCGGAAGTGGGCTTAATCTGTGTGTTTTGTGGCGAAAGTGGCTCAGAAGTTTCACTAGGGGCGGGGTTTGAATCAATGATTTGCGGCTCAGTGCCCACGAGCAGAAGCGTAAGTCTTGGAGTGGCCGGGAGTCAAGCGGATTTTAGCGCCTGCGCGGTACAGGCTTGTGAACGCCAACAGGCTGGCTTGGCGGGCGTGGAGGAGCAATATCGGCCCAGATCGAAGCGAGAGCCAAGATGAGTGCTGTGAGGAAGCTCATTGGCCGTTGCCTGTGGCCTGTGCGATGGCCTGACGTGCCTCTTGAACTTCTCGCAGCAATCTATAACCGCGGAGGTCATTTTGCAGGATGTGAAGGTCAATGAAATCGGCTTGGTCTGCCAACTTTCCACAGGCCGTCAGCAGCGCGTCCCTCTGGGCCGTCAGTTCGGCCACCTGTGCCTTTGCTTCGGCTTTGCCCGCCTCGTAGCGTTCTTGGCCCCATTCCTCAACTGAGCCTGGCCGCGGCTTGCGCTGCGCTTTCTCGTGCGTCGTCTGGGTGCTCATTGGCCCTCCATTAGTTCCGCGAGCAGGTCTTTCGGGTCGCCACTCACGACCCGCGTTTTTGTTGCCCATGCGGTCCAGCCCTCAGGATAAGTAGCGCACACGGGGGGTTCCAATTCAACAGACGAACGGCCCTTACGGGCGTCTATTACTTTCCAGCCGAGCCGCTCTAGACCTTTGATTGCCTGCGCTTTCGTCATGGTCTGTGCCTCCTGTCCTCTGGGATGGGCCTAGGCTGCAATCTCCGTGGCATTCAATTTTTGCCAGAGTCCCAACGAAACGCGCACCTTATACAGCACTACCGTCTCGAATCGGCCAGACTTGAAACCGAATGTGGCCTTAGCGGTCCTCTCGGCCTGGGACGCGCAAGTGAACAAATCACCCACGCGGCAGGAGCTAACATCATGTGGTCCCGTTTGCCGCTCAAGATATGCTTGCCATGCGTACTTGAATTTTGGTGTGCGTGCCATTGGCGTCTCCTTGTCTGATCTGCCTGCTCACCGGCCCAAAATGAAAGAACTGAATTCGTGCACAAACGTATTAGGGAAATCATAAGGATGGATTTCCACGTACTCGACCCACTCGCAAACCCACTTGTTTGCGGTTTCTTTTGGGACATCAAATTTAATGGATAGGTTCGCCACTAGCCCGGCAAGACTGTGCGTTTCGGCAAGAAAATCATTGCACGCCGACTGTATTTGCGCCCCTTCGATAATCTCAGGTGCCGCACCCCGCATCACGATTTTATCTTCCATGTTTCCGCCTCCCGTGGTCTGCCTGCTCACAGACACACGCTAACATACCCCCTATGTGCTTGTCAAGGGGTTTGTGCGGATTGTGTGCGATAACCGAACGAGGAAGCATAGAAAAGCCTGGCCGCAAAGCTCTCAACCCAACATCCGATGGAGACTTGCTCGCCGTCAAGGAACGGCTGTAGATTGGCCGGGCCGCGCTTCAAATTGCAGCGATGACAGACGGGAACCACGTCAAGTGGCCTGCGGTAGTCCCTGTGGTCGTATTGAGTGGCCTTCGCGCCGCAATCGACGCACGCGATACTGGCCTTCTTCAAGTCCGTCAGCACACCGTTGCGCCGGGCTTGGTTTACGATCCCGATGGCCGTCACTCTGGCGAGGATGTAGGCGCGCCTAGCTTCTGGACTCAACGGTAACTGGCTGCTCATTTGGTTTCACCTTTCGTATTGCACCCCAAATACGCCGTTGCGCCTTCTTGTATTTTCGCGCCGTTTTCAGACCGCCTTTGCGTCCTGCCTTGCGGAATTCTTCTAGAGCCTCAGGTGAAAGTTGCAGTTTCATGCAGTCATTGTATTGTAGGGGCTACGAGCGCGTCAAGATGCCCCCTACCACTTTCTGTGCGATTATCGGCATACACCCTAACTTTCCGCTTGACATACCCTCTACCTTGTGAGATTCTGGCCCCGCAATCGAGGAGCACAGGAGGCCGCGGATGAGCGAAAATCCAATCACATTGAATACGACGGATGAAGTAAGCGTAGTCAGGCGCAGTCTGTTGAGGCTAGAAAGGGAGTTGATACTCTCGGGCGACAAGGACGACCGCAACGACCTTCGCATAATCAGCGACCTACTGGAAAGGCTACCGCGGCCAGAATTCGGAACGTTGGGCGCACGCTAGGCCCCCAGAGCACAGCGACAAGGAGAAGCCACGATGGCAACGCCCTATTTGCACGATTGGATTGATTGGCAGGAGAACGTCGGGCGCAAGCTCAATCAGCGCATCGAGGAGATTCTCACGGCCCAAGGCAAGCACGAGAAATACTCGCTAGAAGATGTCAAGCTGGCCGCAGCGCGGGCCAAGCAGGAATTGGGCATCCAGTAGCCCCGCCCGCGAGCGGCACACCCGAGAGGAGGGAGAGCGATGGCCGTGCCTGAAAGCTGGACGCGCGAGAACGATTGGGAATGCCCGACATGCGGGGCCAGCGTTCCCTTCGATGCCAAGCAGTGCGAGGAATGCGGCTACGTGGCCGAGCCGGGGCCGGAATATGAGGCGTGAGGGATTGCTTCAGGCCGTGCTGTTCTTTATGGCCGTGGCTGCGATTGCTGCTGTGCTGGCTGCGGCTGCCTATATGAATGCGGGGACGCCATGAAACTCTACATGACCGAATCAGCACTAGGCGATTACTGCGTGCTTCATTGCGCGAAGCCACGTTGGGATGGATATATGTGGATTGGCGACCCATTGTTCGTTTGGACCAAAAAGACGTTCAGTGAGGCTTTCGGCTTTAACAAGAAGCTGCCCACCGGTAAACAAGTGCTTGTGGTCAATCTCTCGCTCAAGTGAGGAGCCTCCTATGAGAAACGAATCCGAAGTCATAGCCAAGATGCTCAATACGCAACACGATTTCCTCTGCAAATCTTCGTTGGCGATGCCCCAAGAAGCCCATGAAATTTTACTGCACACGAACGAATGCGCCAGGCTGATTGGCTGGCTCGAAGCCCTGAACTGGATTTTTGCGCATGAGCGCACGGCCAGCAAGACGAATTGCCGAAAGTGTGGAGTCGAGATTCCCGACCGTGGCGTGGCTGGCGATATGTGCGCCCCATGTGCGGCGGGTCAGTTTGGAGGATAGGCCGATGGATAGCCAACTCAACCGCATCTATATCGTGCCCGATTCCCTGAGCAAGCAAATCTACGCCCGCGTTGACGAAGTGATAGCGCAGATGCCGGAAGCCGCCCCAGAGCGCGACAACCTCTACCACGACTTGCTCGCTATTGTGGACGAGTACGGATACATTCCCGAGTTTACCGTGCAGAAAAAGGAGACAACGAATGCCGGAACAAAATGAGCCTGTGAAGCCGCCCGAGCCGCCGAAGCCAAAGACCCTGATTCAAAAGCTGTGCGAAGTGGGCCAGGAGCTTACGTGGGTTGAGAAGCGCGGCGAAAACAAGTTCCACGGCTACAAGTACGCGACCGAGGCTGACCTTGTGATGGCGATTCGCCTTGAGCTTTACGAACGGCATGTGTTTCTTGTGCCGAATGTGCTCAGCACGGCCCGCGAAGATGTCACGGCCAAAGATGACCCGAAGGCCAAGCGGAAAGCTATCACCGACATGAACATTGAATGGACTTGGATTGACGGCGACACGGGCGAAAAGCTGGTCTGCCATATGCCCGGCTGCGGCGAAGATGCGAGCGACAAGGGAACCTATAAGGCCATCACGGGAAGCGAAAAGTACCTATTGCTCAAGACCTTCCTGATTCCCACTTACGACGATGCCGAGGCAATGTCGCCATCGGACAAGAAGAAGCTACAGGCAGAGGTGGCCGAACAGCGGATGGCAACCCTTGGAGCGAAGAAAGACGCGCAGCTTGCCCAGTCCGAAGCGGATGCTGAGAAGATTATGAAGAAGGCCAAGATTCTCTATATCGAGCAAGAAGAGAAGTACCAGGGGGAATTTCTGGCCGTGCGTGGAGAGCCTATCTTCGATGAACAGATGCGGATATTCTTCAACGACTGTGGGGCCGGGCGGTTCCGTGGCCCGCGCGGAATCTTCTTCAAGCTGGATATCAGGTATGCCAAGGACTGCAAAGCGATGGCTGAGAAAATCGGATACACCGTCAAGGGGGATTGGAACCCGTGAGCCGTGCCATGCACACAAAGGCGGAGATTCGGCAATGGCTGGATTCCGTCTCGGATGAAGTTGTGGCGCAGGGCGTCATCCCATACATGCCTCGGATTGAGATGCGCTTTAAGGCCAAGCATCCCCAAAGGCGCTTTGTCATCTGCTGCGACGATGACCATGCCTCGCGCCTCTATGCTGCGCGTGACCGCTGGTTCGGTCTGCTTCCGAAAGGACAGGCGCTTGACATTATGTGTACACTGTGGGAACATTGCTCCGATGAGCAAATCAAAGGGTGGGAAAACGGGTAGCCAAAAAGAGCGCACAAAAGCGCCAATAATCGCTCGATTTTGGTCGAAGGTAAACATGGAAGGGCCGAAGTTCCGCAGATTGGGAAGGTGTTGGTTATGGGAATGCGAGACTGGGCGGCTAGGGCACGGCATATTTACAGAGAGGCACGATGTCAAATGGCCTGCCCACAGATTCGCTTATTTCCAGCTTGTCGGGCCGGTGGAAGCGGGAATAGACCTGCACCATCTATGCCCGTCGAAAAATTGTGTCAATCCTCGTCATGTGAAGCCGCTTACCAAAAGAGAACATTGGGAAATTGGGCCAAACAAGGCGTGGCGGCATGCTCGGCAAACGCACTGTATCCATGGGCACGAATTCAATGAGCAAAACACATACCACTGGCGCGGAGCCAGGCACTGCAAAGCTTGTAATCGAGAGAACGCAGCCGCCAGATACAGGAGGGATAAACGTGAAAGAGCCGTGGACCATCCAGCGATTCATTGAGATTTTGAAGCGGCACGATTGCGGCCCACCGGTTATAGCAGAGCCTTCGCTAACCGGATGCTATATCCACGGATGGATTGATACCGACCGTCTAGTGGAAGAGCTTAACGAACGGGAGCGCCAGTGATGCACAAAAGGCCGATTCGCAAGGATGTTGAGGCCACGAAAGCGGCGGGGTTTCTCAGCCGATATTCCTACGTGAGCTTTCGCGTCCATCCGAGGAGCGACCACTGTTGCGTGTATCTTGCTGGCGATGATTGCGAAATCGAGCGAAGGAGAGTTTTTGACCGGGACGGCTATAGATGCGTGGACTGCGGCGTGGCCATAAACATCTTCACGGGCGAGCTTGACCACATAGGCGGGAATACAAAGGTAACGCGCTGTTGGTGCCCCGAAGCACTGATGACTCGCTGCCACGATTGCCACGTAAAGCGGCATGGGCGAGTACCAAGATGGACGAAGAAGGAGAAATCATGAGCCGAATCAGCTATGCCGCTAGGATTGACCGCCTTTTGGCCGATGCTACGCCGCTCGTTTGCCCGCGCTGCGGGGGTTCGCTGTTCCGCTGGTGCGGGCTGAGATGGCTGCTGTGCAGGAATGCGGGCTGCAAGCAACGCCCGATATTCAAGGTGCGCCAATGACCGCCGCTGAGAAGCGCCTGCTCCACTCCATGCTTGCCGAGGGCTGCGGCGTGAATGAGCTTTTTGCTGTCATTGATGCCATGCTGGAGGTAAGAAATGCCAAGAACGACGAAGGTGAGATTCACAGAGAAAAGAGAAAGGTGGCTGGAGTGCCCGTCCGTGAAGAGTCGCTTTCAGGACGATGGCGAATTTGAGTCATTCTTCCAGGGGTGGCAAGGACAAGAGTTGGAAATTAGCCTTGACATGACCGGCAAAGCGGTAGAGCAGGACGGAAATACAGCATCGTTGTGTCCCGCCTTTAAATGGTACTTCCCAGAACAAAGTGCGTGGGTTTGCGAGCACATGGTGGACGTGGACTAATGCGCTGCCCGCTGCACGTCTCGGTTGATATGGTCGCCATCAGTGAGCCGCGCGAGCGCCCTGCGGGAACCACGATTGACTTGCATCCGGCCCGCATTGCATTGCGCTGTCCGGTTGAGGGCTGCCGCAGATGTGCCGTTGAGTACAACGCGAAGCCGCCAGACGAGGGCACGCGCATGTGGAACGCGGTGGGGCTGAAAGGACATAGGGATTTGGACTGGGAGGCGGAACTATGAATACGTTCCTGAAGGTGATAATCGTGATTTCACAGGTCTTGTTCGCCGTGGTGTGGGGTGCGGAGTTTATCCTTGGGCGTTTTGAAGCGGCCACAAGCATCGCCGTAATGTTCGTCGGCTTATGCGTTTGGGAGTTAACGGAAGAGGTTAAGGAGATGAAACCATGAAACGCTTGTTCGGCTTTCTGCTTCTCGTGGCCTTCTTTGTGCTCATGGGCTTTTGCCTGCTGGGGTGAGGCGATGACTTGGCTGCTTGCCATCTTGCTCTCGCTTTCGACTGTGGCCGATGTGCATACGTCGAATACCTGCCAGAGCCGGGGATGCGTTGAGCGAGACCCGGTGTTTGGCCGTCATCCTTCGCCAGGCCGCTTGTGGGCTGAAAGCGCAGCCATTACAGGAGCCGAGATTTACGGCCTGCACGCCACGCGCAAGAAACGAGTGCTGAAGTGGGCCGTCAGGCTGCTGGTGATGTACGAAGTCGAGGAGCATACGCGGTGGGCCTATCTCAATACGCATGTGTGCGAGAAGGGGTGCTATCGGAAATGAGCGCGGCGATTACCTTTTACGATGCGGCAGACACCAGATTCAGATATACCGATGTGGGCCGCGATTGCGAGGAGCTTCCATCCTTCGTTTCTCAACCTTCTGGCAATGTGCACTTTATCTCTGGGAGTGCCCCAACTTTCCATTCTTCCTTTGTTTCGGGCATCGTTCATATTGTCGGTTTGTGTGCCAAGAAACAAATGCTCGGGATTGATGCACGGCGGGTTATCGCACCGATGACAAACACAGAGATTCTTGACCGGCCCTTTGAAAAGCAAATATGCGAGACGATGCGTTCTGGTGCGTTTGCCATCGTAAATGACGAAGCCATATCCGCGAGTATCGTGGGCACCATTCCATTGCCAGCATCCACTGGAGGTAACCGTACACCTAGAACGGAGAAACTTCCTCGCTTGCTCTGCGGTTCTCGCTCCTCTCATGGTGAGAAATACATCAGGGCTTCCGCGTTTATACCAGCGCGACCAGTGCGCCATACACCATCCCTTTGCGTGAACTTCTTTCTCGCAGCCTTCTATCGTACATATTCTCATGTGCCCAGTATTATGCAAACAGTCCGGCGTGTCAAGAGATTAGGGATTGCTTTGCAGCGGCCATCGAGACACAATCGGCTCAGGAATCGCAAGAGGCGGCTGTCGGTAAGCACATCTTTGCCGGTGGGCCGCCGCTACCGCCTTCTTGCATTTCCAGAAAGGTCCACCGGCGATGAGCAAAGACCATCCCACTTTCCGCGTAACGCTTATCTGGCCGCCGCACGCTTGCATTCAGACAAGAAAGAATGCTCAGGGACACGACTCGAAATTCGGGCGCGATGTGTTCCCGAATTGTACCGAGGTGTCGAACGACCGCGGCTACTTAGCGTTCACAGATTCTCTCGGGAAGCGCCGCATGGCACGCATGATGTTCCTCGTCGAAGAGGAATAGCGCGTGGCCTTTCCCGTCTCTGTCCCGTCACTCGGCGCTCGCATTCAGAGCGAAATGACTGGCTTGGTGTGTCGGCTCACTCGAAGGATGCTCTCTACTCTCTGGCGCGTAAAGTGGAACGGCTCGACCGCACTCCTAACGCCGAACGGGACGTACATGCCCGTGAAAGTGAGAGTGACATGCGCGGCCTTAAAATGCAGCCCGCCGCCGTTCGCAACAGGGTATGCATTGCGAACCACGAGAGCATCCTTCCGGTGGGCCGAAGTGTTGCAGCCGCTCCGCTTTACCCATTACCAAATCCGGGCTACGCCGACCTGCGACCCGGTGCTCATCTGGAGTGGCCCGTCGTACCGTTGCGACGGAATGTTCCGCTTTTCCTTCTGAGCAGCCTGCTGGCCCCTAATAAGGCAACCGGTAGAGAGAAGGGCTTGCGCGACACAGCGGCCATCGGAGCAAAGAGAGATGAGCAGTATGGTGTTGGTGCGACTGAATACAGATTCTCGGCCACGCGCTCAACGGCTCAAAGAGGATTGGGCCAAGTTCAAGGCGGCGAATCCGTATGTTCCACAGGCGCAACGACCGAAGGCGCAGCAAATCAAGATGAAGCAGCGGAAGGGGCCAGTCTACGGGCGCAACGGCCAGAAGAACGTGCTCAAAAAGCTACACAGGCGAGTGGACAACCTTCCCAAGCACCAAAGGGTGGACGTTCTGAAGGCGTTTGCAGAGAGTTTTCTAGGCCGCGCAAGCGAGCACTGGAGGAGCAGAATGCGGAGGCACTTCAATGTCAGCAAACACCACCTGTTGAAGCTGAAAGGCGCTACATGCTTTTGCTGTCCCGAAAGAGCGGAAGTCAGGCACCACCTAATTCCGATTTACGCGGGCGGCAGGAACAGTCAGCAGAACCTAGTGGCGCTGTGCAACGGCTGTCACGCAAAGGTTCATCCGTGGCTCGGGAGCGCATGATTCACAAGCTGGCGGAGTCGGTAAATCGGCAGCGGGGCTGAAAGGGGGTGATTACACTGACCTGTACATGCGGAAAGTCAAATTACATTTGTCCTATCCACGGAACGGGTATTCAGAGTTACTCCGGGGAGCACCGAGCGGAGTTCATAAACGAGTGCAAGCGCATCATGGGTGAGTTTTTCTCAGAGCATGAAGAGCTTTTGAAGGAGCTTGCGGGGCAGCGGGGCTGAAAGGAGAAGGGCGCATGGCGCGGCAAATGAGCTTTCTCGGCGCACCGCAGGAAATCGAGGCCCAGCCCCGGCTAGAAGTGGACATGCACGCCGAATGGTTCAGGCGCACGGGCATGAAGCCTTGCTGGTCCGGTCGTGATTATTCGGCTCTGCGCAGGCTCATGAAGCGCGGCATCGAGCGGGAAGAGATTTGGCGACGCTGGCTCAATTACCTCGACTCGCCAGATGAGTTCATAAAGGCGCAGGGATGGGGGCTGAGGTTCTTCGCAGAAAGGTTTGACTCATGGGCCTTCGGGCCGGTCAATGCAAGGCAAAGCGCCAAAGAGCAAGAGGCGCGGGCCGAACTGAACGTCGGGAGGAATCGCAATGGTTGAACTGAAATGCTGGCCGCTGATAAGGCACGTCCGCTGGTTCTTCGCCAGATACACGTTTGAGTTGAATTGGGCGCGGGTCTGCAAGTACGGAGGCCCGAGAACCGAACTGGCAAAAGAACGCTACAGGAAAGAATGGAAGCGGCTTTCAGACATCCTGCATGGGCAGGCATAGGGGAATCCAAATGGCTAAGAAGCCGAGCGAGGCGCATCTGTGCATGGAGGGCATTTTGGTGGAGCTTTTCGGTTCGGCCCATGCGGAATGGCAGTTCGCTTCCCCTAGGCGCTGGCGCTACGACTACTTCATTCCGTACTACGGATTGGCAGTTGAGATTGAAGGGCTGAACGGAAGGCACCAAAGCATCGGCGGATTCATCAAGGACATGGAGAAATACAATTACTCAACGCTCGCAGGCCACGCGCTTCTGCGCTTCACTACCCGGCAAGTCCTGAATGGCCAAGCCGAGCAAACCCTGAAGGCATGGAAGAAGGCACGCACCTGAAAGCGAGGCACCAATGAGCGACAGGCATATGCCGCGTTGCGGTGTTCCGACTGATGGTGGTTCCTACTGCATGAATCCCGCCGATGAGGGGTGCTGCTATTGCTCCATCCATGCGAACTGGCCGAATATCTGGCAGTGCGAAACGTGCGGCTCCGTTTACGCCGAATATATTAACGGCTGTCCGCACTGCTGGGAAGCGGGGATTCGCTCCAGCGTAAGGAAAGTGTCTGAGATTAAGCAACTCCCGGAGGTGGGCCAATGAGCGACAGGCAAACGCAGCAGCAACGGATTCTCTCGCTTCTCTCTAGCGGCGAATGGGTTTCTCTGCCGCGCATCCTCGACTTGCGCATCGCCAAGTACGGCTCACGTATTACAGAACTCCGCCGCGAATGGGAGATTGAGTTGCGCGATGAGTGGGTTGGGGGCCAAAGACGGACGGCGTATAGACTCCTTTCCAGAAAAGCCAAAAATGAATCTGGAGCCATCCACGATTCATCCGATTTTTCTTGACACACCCCAAAAGAAGGCGCACTATACGCGTATGACAACGGTAGCCGTGACCCGCCAGTGCAAGGAATGTGGAAAAGCATTTGAGGTTAAGCCGCGCCTGCTAGCGAGGAAACAGGTTCCTGACTATTGCGGCAAAACTTGCAAGTCTCACGCGTACTGGCGACGGCGAATCGAACGCGAAGAAAAGGAGATGAAATGAAAACAGGACAGCCCGTAAGACAACTACCGATGGCAACTCGTAAGGGTGGCTTGCGGAGCAAATACGAGCCACTTTTTGAGAAGGCCGCGCAGCTTAAAAACGGCGAATGGCTCCCCGTTACCTTTGAAACCGAAGAGCAGATTCACCGCCTCTCCAATCAAGCCTGGGTATGGAGAATGCGCGGATTCGAGTGCAAGAAAATGGGGCTTACTTACTACATTCGCAAGCAGGCCACCTAGGAGCCTCCCGATGGCGAGAACGCGCAACGCAAACGAGCATGACCAATTCCTTCAGGGCGTAGCCTGTGGATTCTGTCTGTGCCTTGACATGATTCGAGACAAGGGAATGAAAGAACTCCCAGACCCTCTTGCTCAGGGATTTGTGATGTTCGCTGATGGAGCAGAGGCATCTTTGAAAAATACCGAGTTCGGTGCGTTGCTAGCCCACTGCAACACCCCCGAGCTACGCGAGAAATTGCTCAAGCGCACTCTAGACGCTTACAGAGACCGAGAGGGGGCCTAATGGCGAGAACGCGCAGCAGCGTGTGGGTCGTGGAGGCGAGAACCGATACTATTCCGTGGACCGCCATGCCGAATTTCGGAGTTTCGGATTCACAGGGGGGCGCAAAGCTGAACATGGGCAACCCGAAATATCGCGCAGAAGGATTGGAATACAGAGTTTGGCGCTACGAAGCCGTACCTGACCGCAGGCCCGAGCGGAAGGTGGCGTGAGATGGGCGGGCCGCATTGGCGCGAAGTCCACAAGGGAGACGTTCGCTGCCGCCTGTTGGCGGATGGTCACTACTCGCGGCAGACGCCGGGCCATCCGATGTTCACACGTCCGGGCTACAACCTCGTGCTCTATGCCATCGGCCCAAAGGGAGGAGCTGTCTACGTCTGGTGGCGTCCGAAGTGGGAAGATGGCCGAAAGGGGACTTCACGCATGGATGGTCTGCGGGCCATCGAATGCACTATCTTCAGGAATGTTTCCGGACTGCTGTCCAGTGAACTGATTAGGGAGGCCGTAGACCTACTTCCCACTTGGGAGCACGCGCAAGACACGGACTGGCCCGATGGAGCGATTACAGGCGTGAACTCAGACAAGACTCGCAAGGGAAGGTCAAAACGCTCGCAGCCGGGCGAATGCTTCCTCCGTGCAGGATGGAGGCCGTTTCTGCACCGCGCGACAAGACGTGCGGATATTTGGCTGAGAGCGCCGCTCTCCCGTGACCGCAAGGAGCCCTGAGATGGCCGAACGCATACTGACGCGCCTCATCGCGGAGGCGAGTGTCCTGGCTGGCGGTGAGCATCCCTGTGAGACTCTAGGCCACAAGTGGAAACAAATCGGCGGTCGAGCGTGCCCGTTTCATGATGGGGACGGATGCGGGATGACATCGCAGCCCGTGTACACCTGTGACTTTTGCGGGGAAATTGACTACGGAAATCAGCCCGGCTATCCCGGCTACGAGGAATGCCGGGGCAATGACTTCAACTGCGGAGGCGAGCGATGCCCGACGAACGCATCCTGACGACCGAGGAAGTGGAGCGGCTGCTGGAAGGTACGACGCCGGGGCCGTGGAGCTTCACACGCAAGAGTGCCGCTCCCTATTGGGCAACCATTGAGGCCGAATCAGGGCACATTGCCGATGTACAGTTCTGGCGCGATGGGTATAGCGAAAACGATGCCGAAAGCAAAGCAAACGCTCCATTGATTGCTGCCGCTCCGCAACTCGCCGCCGATTATCTAACGCTTCGTGCCGAGCGCGACCGGCTGCTGGCCGAACGGGAGAGGCTGCAAAAGATAGTCGAGACAGCCCGGCGCGTTGTGGATGTTTTCGAGGACGACCACCGCTCAATGAAAGACGGCCATCCTTTGTACCCTGTAACCTGCATCAAGTGTGCGGCGCTCGTATCTTGGGATGCTGCCATCGCCGACGCCCAGCAGGAGCGCACATGAAGCCGAGATTCCGCAAGCTGGTGACGTGCGCCTATGACCGTGAACCGCATGTATGCAATGGATTTTGTCTCGGCCCGCAGCCCGTTCGCAAGAAGCGCAAGGCTAGCGGCCCCCGGCCACGAAGGAGGAAGTGATGGACCTGACGAAGCTGGTGGAGCGGTTCGCTCAACTTGGCAAAGAAGCCTATTTCGAGTCGAAGTTTGAGCGGTCTGCTACCTTCGACTTTTGCTCCGTGGAACTTAGAAAGGCCCCCGCCGCCGTGCCGCAGGATACGGTGGAGGCGGTGCGCGTCGCCGCGCTGAGGTCAATCGGCACGCACTTTACTTTGACACAGTTGGAGCAAGTGGACGCCGCCATACGCCAAGCCCTCGCCGCCCGGCCCGTGCGAGCAGTTCTGACGGAGGACGAGGTGCGCGAATCGTTCCACAGCCTGAACCTGCGAGCAGAACACGTCGTAGGGCTGACCGCCGCCCTGAACGCCGCTCTGGACCGCCAGCACGCCGAGCCGCCCTCGGCACAGGAGGCATTATGTGGTTCTGCTTCAAATGCGGACATCTCAATGAACGCGGCTTCCCGCCCTACTGCGACGGATGTATGGCCTTCCGATACGAAGGCCCAATTATTGCCCGACCAGGAGTGGAACGCCCTGAGCAACGAGAGCAAGAACAAAGTGCAAAAGTGGTTCGACCTAGCAGCGGAAAGGCTTCAATTGATTCTTGACGAGCCGCACGAGGACGCGGCGGTGGAGGAGGCCAAGCCCTGGCTCTACGCCATCGCTGAACCAAGCGGAGCGTGGCACGATGGGGAGAATTGCGTGTTCGGGGACGAACAGTCGGCACAAGATGAGGTAGATATGCTGAACGACGACCTCGCGGAAGATGAAGAACATTACATGCTCGTTCCGCTTTACCGCCGCCTCGTCTGCGGAGCCAAGCCATGAAGCCCAAACTCGCACTCGCCGCGTTGCTGGTTCTCGTGACGGTAGGGGCGTCGGGGCAGGAGCCGAAGCCATGAGCATAGGCCAGCCACAAGGGATGTTGCTCAATGAGTTCGGTCAGCGGCTCTGGGACGCCTTCGGAGAAGTGGCCTATCAGGTTGGCTCGTCCCTAGGACCTAAGACCGACTCATGGCGCGATGTGGACGTGCGCCTCATGCTGGAGGACGAAGAATGGGCCGCGATGGGACTCGGTAATCCTGAGAATCCGCACGACAACCGCAAATGGCGGGCGCTGTGCATCGTATTCTCCGATTACGGGCGGCACCTGACTGGGCTGCCGATTGACTTCCAGTTGCAGCAACGGAGTCACGCCAACCGAGAGTACACGCGCGAGAAGGGATGCGGTCGGTCGGCGCTGGTGGTGGTGAATAGGGACGAGGAGAGGCCATGACCCGCTTCCGCAACATCCTCATCGTCCTGCTGGGCCTGCTGGCCGTCGTAGCCGGGGTGGTGGGCGTGCTGCTGCTCATCGAGGGGCTGGAGATGGCGCGGGACTTTCACCGGGAAGGGCTACTGACCATTGAGCACGTAAACAGGGACTTGATTGTACTGGGAGGAACCATCAGCCATGTCGAACACGCAACGAGGGAAGCGGAAGCCGCGTCGAAAGAGCAACGGGCGTACTGGGCCACAATCAGTAAGCAAACAAATACCGACCTACTTGAGCTTGAGCGAGTCCTTCAATCGGGGACATCTACAATGTCCCAATTGCAGAGAACCGTTAATCATCTCGATGCGGGGATTTCTCTACTTGAGTCACAATCCACCGCAACTATTAAGCAAGTCGGGGACACCGTCGCCGCCCTCCAACCCGGCATTCAAGCCATGACTGAGACGGCTCAAAATTCTGCCCGCATTACAGGTTCGCCCTTCATCACCTCCACGCTCACCAATCTGGCCGAAACCTCGCAACATACAGCAGCCATTGCAGCGAACGTCGAGGCCACAAGCGCCGACATCAAAGAGGCCGTGCATCGCTCAACGCGGCCCGCAAGTTGGACGGTTCGTATCGGCACATTCCTGCTCGAAAAGACAGTGCAGGCAGCGCAAATTGCGGCTGGATTTTTCAAGTAACGGGAGTACACTTTTCTCGCACAAGGAGGCAACACAAATGGCATCATCGGCAACACCGGCCCCGAAGGTTTCCTGGCTCAAGCGGTTCGGGCAGGAAGTTCTCAAGGTTATCGGCATCGTGGCGAAGGACGCGCAGGCGGCTGAGCCTGTGATAGTGCCTCTCGCGGAGACTTTGTTACCTGCCGAAGCTCCGCTCATCGCTGCGGGAGCATCGTGGTTCGACAAGGCGATGGACCTCATCAAAATCAACGAGGCCGCGTTCGCTGCGGTTGGGCAAGCCAGCAACGGCCCCGCGAAGCTCGCAGCCGTCACACAGGGCGTCGAGCAGGACGTGGACGCATGGGTGGCAGGCCATTTCCCCGGCAGTACAGCGATTCAGAAGGTCGAAGGCTACGCAGCGGCACGGCAAGACCTCATCACCGGCTACACCAATTCAGCCGTGAAGTTCGCCAACTGGCTTGACGGCCATGCCGTGCCTCCGGCTCCGACAGCATCAGCGGTGGCGGCGGCTTCAGCGGCTGTGGCTGCGGTCAATGCCGTTGTGCCCAAGACTGGCAACTAAGCGAGTGTGAGGCAAAAAGGGCCGGGGCTGCGTTCCACCCCGTCGCGGTCCCGGCTCGGGAGGTTCGGCATGGACTTGACTCTCTGGCGCATCTACTTCACCGACAAAAGCACCATAGGCGAACTGGACGTTGATACGCGCCTGGAATGCAATACGCTTGAGCTTACCGTGAAGGACGGGCTACCCGGCTCGGCCATACCTCCCGGCAAGTATCAAGTCACGATTGCCTTCTCGCCACACTTCCAGCGCAATATGCCTTTGCTCGTAGGCGTGCCGAACCGTTCGGGCATCGAGATTCACAAGGGCGACTATCCGCACAACACGGAAGGCTGCATTCTTTTGGGCAAGTACAACCGCAACACGCCGGACCAGTTGGAGCCGGGCACTTCCACTCCAGCCTTCGATGCGTTCTACACGAAGATTGAAGAGGCTGCTGCGGCAGGCAACTGCTGGATTACGGTGTATGGCGGAAGAGAAGAGATAGGGCCGAGTAGCATCTCACACGCGGTTAACGAGTGACGGCTCAGTGCTCGCGCCAGCGGCACCCAGCCCTTTCGATAGCCTCTTCTACGCGCCCTATATTTTCTTCCATGCGCTTCTGGTTGGACACTACAGGTTCCAGGCATTCCTTCACGGCTGCGCGAAACTCCATGCGCCAGTAGTGCGGGTCAAGTGAGCCGGACGAGCCGTTCGTTTTCTTCTCGGTGCGCTGGCTTCTGAGAAAGGCGAGAACTTCCTTAATGATGAGCAGGGCTACGATGGCCCCGAGGCTTAGATTCGTGAGGTTGCTGTCCATCCATCACCGGGCCTCAATGTGCCTGTGGCGGAATATCCATCCCAGCCACAACGTACTCACGGCAATCATCGTTCCCGGCATCCACCGGCTTGCGCCTATCCACCAGCCGCTATCCCAGTGGAGAACAATGCCGTAGTGCATTCCGGCCTGCGCCATCCATAGAAGCGACAGAGAAAGCGGAAGCAAGTTATCGCGCCGCCCGACAGCCGAAAGCCCCATCACAATCCCACAGAAGCTCAGGATATAGGCCGTGGCAACCTGTAGCTGCTGCGTCCAGATGGTTTCGCCCATGCCCGTAAGCGCCGCAATCAGCCCCATGCTGGCAATGATGAATGCCGCTACGATGGTTGCCTGCTTCGGCTCGGCCAGATAGTCAAGCGCCAGCCCAACGATGGTGGCAAGCACAATCCCCGTGAGCAGGACGTAGCAGAACGTATAGACAGGCCCGTAGCCGATGGCTGACCACAGCAAAAGCTCAACCGGCGTGGCGAAGGTTTGAGCGAGTAGATAGTTTCTCAGCCACCGGGCACGCGGACATGCCTTGAGCGCCCAAAGGAGCGCCCCAAGGGTAACGACGGAGAATGAGATTTCCGTCACTTCTTTGACTTTTTCTTGCGCTTCGGCTTCTTGCCTGCCAGTACTGCCCGTGGTGTTGGGCCTCCGCTCATAGTGAGCCTCCATTCGCTCGTCCTGTCGCTGCGGCCATTCGTTCCCGCAGTCGAACAATGTCTTCACCCATCTTATCAAGGCGTTCGCTGTGCGCTTCCGTTTTCTCCATGTAATCTTCAAAGCGCCGCTTCATATCCCCAAGTCTATAGGGAAGCATGACAGCCAGAACGATGATGGAGCCGCCCGTTCCGGCAAACAGGCCCGCTAGAATCGGCCAAGGGTTCATGTGGCCTCGGGCGCATCGGACTTTGGCGCAGTCGCTGGTAAAGCCTCATCCGCCTTGCGCTGCGTCATGCGCTGGCCCACCATCAGCGTTAGCAAGGCGGCTAGGATTTGCCCATCGGCATTCTCAATCCAGTGCAGTTGTTCGGAGCCGGGAAAGTGGTGCATCGTCCAGAAGGTAAGGCTGGTGACAATGAGGAATAGCGCGGCCAGAAGCAGCTTGTCGAAGTGGCCCCAGAGCGTCTCCTTCATCCGACCCTCCCCCGAGCGGTAACGTAACACAAACCTTAGGCTATTGGTACGGCTTAATCGCCGTCCCCGATGCCAGCCCCACGCCAGACGCCACGCCGCCTGCCTGCGATGCCGAGAGAATCGTGTACGCCGCGCTCTGGATATTTGAGTCGGTCAGCGAGGCCGAGCCTGCTACGGCGTACTGCGTCTGTGTCGTGCTCACCGTGATGTCGCCGCACACGGTCGAGGATGCCACGCAGTTCGTGCCGGAATTCGTCGTGATGGCCGAACCGATGGAACACGTCGAGCCGTCACCGTTCGTGGCCGGGCTGCTGCCCGTCCCGTGGCAAATCACCGTGCCCGAGGTCGAGGACATCGTAACGGTCAGCGAGCCGGAATGGGATTCGCCACCGGGGTTGAAAGTCGGCGTAGCGGCCTGCGTGCCCGTATCGAGCGGATGCGGAAACGTGTAGGGCGTATAGGAAAGCGTCCAAGTATTTGTCGAAGTGCAGATATACAACCGTCCGCTGCCAAAGCCATTGCCGCTTGTGTTCCAGCTTCCTTCGGATTCGTTCCAGTAAGCCACGCCCTTCGTGCAGGTCGCAGGACGCGCCACATTGTTCGTGCAGGACGGCGAGGAAGACGGTCCGCAACCAACGCCCTTTGTGCCGTCAAACGTGGAGGCGGAATCCACATTCGGTTGCTCCAGATAGTAGTCCTGATTTTCCGTGACGGCGGTCGGCGTCGGATAGTTCACCCAATAGTGATTCGTCCTATCCGGCACGGCGTTCTGCACGTTGCTCCAGACATACACAGGGTCAAGCGCCTGATTGGGCCATACGCCCGTGTAGACTCCACTTCCGCAGGCTCCCGGCGTTCCCGAACTCAGCGTCGCATCGCAGCGGTTGTGGGCAGTCAGTGTCCCTTGCAGGATGTCTCCTCCGCCCCGCCCAATCCCATCGAGGCACGCATATCCCGTCGAGTCGTTGTTTTCGTCCCAGTTGGACGGGCCGTAGGTCGTCCCGCAGTAGCCCCATCCGGCAGGAGGCGTGCCCTGCGTGTAGGTGACCTCGTTCGTCCGAACGATGTCCGCTTGAAATACCCCGTAGTATCCGGTCAGCGTGTTGCCCCACCAGTAGTAGCCGCCGCTTTCCGCCTGAATCAGCGTGGCGTTATGGTCAGTAGGGTCGGCACTGTAAACCATCGTATTGCCGTACGCTTCTCCGGCACGGCATCCCCGGCTGCCATCGGAAGAGTTTCCAGTTCCGTGCGTGACGAGAAGCTGGTAGTTCCCGGTGTGATTGAACCGCCATACGAACTTGCCGCCCTTCGAGCAATCGAACGGGTAACCGGCATTCGTCCCGCTCACGGTCTGGTAGTTATTGAGTTCCGCGAAAACGAAGTCGGAGGTTCCCCATCCCGACGCAGACGCCCAAGTGCCATCTCCGAAACCCTGCGTATCTCCGGTGCAGCTTCCGCTCTGAAAGCGGTGGGGCGTCTCGCTGCCGTAGCTTGTATCGAACTGGTTGTGGTCAACCACCCCGCGAACGCAGCCCTGAAGCTGCAAGTCCACGTTGTTCATCTGGTCGAAATGGTTGTGGTCAACGCGCACGGACGTGGATACTCCCCCCACTTGCACCCATCCGTTTGACTGGCCGTTGCTGTTGCCGCTGTGCCACTTCCAGTGGAAGCCCGTCATGCGGAACGATTTTCCGGTGATGGTCGTCACCGCAAACATATTCGACCCGCTGGTGATGTTGTTCTCGATGGTGGTGAGATCGCTGCCCTGCCCGGAAATGTTCGAAGGGTCGAAGTAGATGGCCCCCGCACCTTGCAGGGTAAACGAGTTGGTCTGCGTGTAGGTAAGCTGCCCGGCTGTGCTCACGCTGGCGGTGCCGGAACTGTGCGCCGATTGAGCGCCCCAAGTGCAATCTCCCGAGGGAACCACGACCACGGCCCCGTCTGACGCGATGCTGCCCAGTGCGTCCGCAATATCGTTGGCCGAGCACGAGGATGCGTTAATGGTCTGTGCGCTTACGGGTATGGCCAGCAAACACGCGATACACGCGAACAGGAGTATTCGGCGTATCAAGAGTGCCTCATTATAATGATTGCGTTGTAGGCCGCAGAGCCGCTACTCGTCCACACGTTCTGTTTCGCTCCATGAGTTCCTTGCACTTCCCATGCGCCGTTGAATACAACTCCACCCTCCGAAATTCCCGTAATCTGATGAGAAGGGCTTGTCCAGCCAGTTAAATTGCCGCCTCTTACAACCCCCAAAGCCAATCCGCCGTCATTGCTGGATGTAGTGCTGGCACCTGAGCAACTGGTACAGAAAGAAGTCGAGGCATAGCCTGGCGTCCCATCCACAGTAGAGAGCGTTCCGCTTGTGTCCCACATATACATATCCACTTCCCCGGACGTTCCGTCGCCACTGGACGTTTCCGTGAGCGTGCAGGTGCCCGGGGTTGGAGATGTGCCTATATAGAAGACAGCGTAAACTGTTGGGTCGATACTGCCTACGATGCTCCAAGTAGCCCCACAGCCGGATGGAGTTGTGACAGTCTGGTGAGAAGTGCCTTGCACCCACAAGACCAAAACATCCGTTCCCGCTCCAATTGATGGTTTGGTAGTTCCCGTCGTGTAACAGGTGGTGGTAGTCGAATTCCCGAAACTGCCCCCGGCGCATTGGGTAACTAGAGCGGGAGACCCGCCGCTCACTGCCCTGCGTCTCCCTACTACTATCTCCTGAGACGAGAATCCTGAGAGCACAAATGCAGCAAGCAGAATTAACGCTGTGAATAGAATTGCGCGGCGCATCAGTAGTGGTACTCCACGATGAGCGCGATACTCGTTGCATTGCCAACCGTAGCCATGCCCGGAGCGATGCCTGTTCCGGTAGTCCATGAAGCGTTCGAGACAGTTCCGCTCGATGAGTAGGCGTAACTGTTTCCGCAGGTCAGCGCACCCGAGAGAATCGTTGTGCCTGTGCCATCTGAGCCGAAGGTCGGGTTGACGGTCGTGCTGTTCGATGCGTTGTCGGAGCGGCACTTCACGGCCACGATGGTTCGCGTCACACCGGAATCGTTGTAACAGCCGTTCTTTACGATAAGGTCGTCGCCGGACTGCATGGCGAACGATGTACCCGAGCCGCCCCAGACTTCCGTGCAGGAGAACAGGCCGCCGTTTTTCAGGATATTCCCGGTCGTGTTGCTGAAAACGGCCAGATAGCCTGCCGTGCTCGATGTCGGCCCCTGCACCAGAGGAGCTTCTGAGCCGCCGTTCACCGAACCCTCGAAGCCGTGAAGCGTAGAATCGGCCCGGATGTAATCGAATCCCGAAGTCGGCGTCCATCCCGTCGAGGCGTTCTCGCCCATGCACACCCCGCCATGCGCCGAGGCTCCCATGGGAGTGCAGGAGGAGCCTGCCGCGATGCTGCCGGATGCCGTGATGGAACCATTTGAGGCCGCAATGCCTCCAGAACCTGTGTAAGTAAGCGTATTTGCTGTCGTAACTCCGTCATTCAACGCCGAGGCTGCAAGTAATCCTATAGTTGAACTAGACGACTTCGGAATGTAGCCGGACGTAATAGCCGATGCTTCTGCTGCCGCGATTGAGTCTGCGCCATTTGTCCATATATGCGTGTTCTTGTTCGTTGTGTCGTAGCAGATGGAGCCAGTCGTTGCTGAGGAGCATCCCGCACTTACGGGGTAAAACAGAGTGCTGGCGGAGTGCAAGTCGAGTATCGCGGACGCTCCGCCAGTAATCGTGTGGCTGCCAAACACGAAGTCCGCGCCCATGTCACTAACTGCCGTACCGCTCCCGGCATAATAGGCAAAATGGGTGGCCGTCCCGCTATTGACCGTGCCAGAGCCACCCCCACCTCCGCCACCGCTCATCAGTGGGGCCTGTGAAGTCTGAAGCTGAACAGTAACCGTTCCGCCTACGAAGGTTGAGCAACGGACGCGAAATTCAACCATTCCCCCAACCTGCACCTGCCATGCGCCATTACCCGTTGTGCTGGTTACGGAGGAACCTCCCGCCACGGGAAACGCTTGCACGCTCACGAAGGTTGTTCCGTCCACAGTGCCCTCAAACTGCAAGGTGTTGGCACTTCCGTTTCCCGTTACGTTGACACCCACCGTGGCAAATTGGGCGACTAGGGGCCACGTCAGAGTTACACAGGCATGAGAAGTGGCGCACGTTCCTGCATCTTGCGCCGTAATGGTTCCTGTGGATACGACTTGCGCATGAATCGGCGGAGACAGGAAAAGCGCCATCGCAAGCGCCAGAAGCAGAAATGAGAGTTGCTTTTTCATGGAATCTCCTATTATTCAGTCCTCTCGACCGTTGCGTGCTGGTCGTATGTCCATGTTCCTACGCTGCAAGCGGTATAGGTATCCGTCACAGTGATAGCGGATGAGGCTGCGGCCCAAATGAATTGCGTGGCCGAAACGTAACTGCTAGTTCCTGTAGCTGCCGTACCTGGCGTCAGTGTGAGCGTGGCCGATACTCTGGCATTTGTGCCGTCCGTCCATCCCAAAACAACCGTCAATGAACCAGCACCGACTGTGGCGCATCCGGCGCTCTGGTCCACGTAGATGCTGACTCTGTATTGGCCTGATACTGGAACAGTGGCAAGAATGGATTGCGGGCTTCCTGAATTGGCTGTGCTTACTCCGGTCTGGTCTAATCCGACCCCGAAAGGGACACCGACCATCGTGCTCGGGCCAGGAGGCAAATACACGGTCTTGTTGTTGCCGATGCCAGCCCAGCTTGCGTTGCCTTGCAGGGCAGTTTCGCTCCCATTGGCGGAAAGGATTAGCGACACCCATCCCGAAGTCGGAGCGATTAGGCTTCCCAGAGCATACGTGTGGTCGGCGCTCGGGATAATCATCTGCGCGTTCATCGTGCATCCGACCGTCAATTGGCTGTTCGTTCCAGATGACGAGCACAGATTGATTTGATTCGCTCCGGCCTGAGCATTTAAGTCCAGCAAAGCAGTAGAGCCATCGTTCTCAAGCCATTTGCACCGAGCACCACTTCCGAATGCTTGGCAGTTTTTATACTGGTTGGCAACCGTAGCCGGGGTACCTTGGAACCAGAACTCTCCGGCGTTGCCGTGGCCATCCCCCGAACCGTTGTAGTTGTAGGTCTCCAGATAAATATCGGGGTGCGGAAATCCACCACCGGAACTTCCATCCGACAGCAATCGAATCCCGCCGTTGAACATATTCTGTCCCCAGCCGGAATTGCTAGAACCGTCGCTCTGCGCGGCGTACACATTGATTCGTGCAGATACGCCCACATTGATGAAATAATCCCCAACCGTCGCTCCGCCCCACGCCCGGCAAGGGGAGGCGATGCAGTTTATGGTCGGACTGTTGTTCTGGAGGTCTATCGTTCCGCCCATGGAAGAGCGCGTGAAACTGATGATTCCAGTTTGTCCTCCCGTAAACTGGAAACCAACGGGGACATTTCCGGTGGGGAACACCACCGAGTCCTCCATCTCGAAAGCAAACAGAGTGGAACTCCCCCCAGCATTGGCGTCCGCTCCGAACTGTACTAGAGCCGGAGCGCCAGATAGCGCGGATGAATCCGCTGTCTGAAAGTTTCGGAACTTGCAGCCAAGGTTGATGCAATCCATTGCCACGCCCGTGCTTACCTCAAGGATTAAGTCGGACACCTCCACCATGGAGGCACCATTGCTGAATCCTCCACGGTTCTGCCCTCTATCGGGGTCGGTTACGGCGGAATAGCCAAGAAGGCCGTTCGTGAACAAACCTTGCGCTGAAAGATTCGCCGCCTGCCAGCGCCCCTTGCTGTAGAAATAGAATCCCCCAGAGATTCCCTGCATTAATACGCACGCCAAATCACCGGTAAGCAAATTGCCAGTCCAGTGCTCCTCGTACCATACCCCAGTCCGGTAAATGACCGCCGAGTACGTTCCCGAGGTGGAGTTGGCGGTGATATTGTTGTTCATGAAAAAGTTGTTTGACCCTGCGTACGCCGCACCTTGACCCGTAATCATCAAACCGTTCCCGCTGCTCTGAATGTCAAGGTTTTGGATTCTTACTCCATTCGCTCCGCCGAGTCGCATCACGCAACCAAGATTCGGGTCGGCCCACGGACACAATAGTTGTGATTTTCCTTTGGCATTGGCCGTATTAACCCCGGTTACGGTCTGCTGGTTAGAGACGATAAGCGGGGTGGTCAAGGTCAGACTTCCCTGCGGGACGATGAGTTCCCCGTTCGCGCAGGTGCCAGCCGCATAGTTGCAAGTAGCATTCAGGGCCACTTGGATTGCGTCAATCTTCGCAGTATTGGAACTCGGTGGCTGCGTACCGCTCACAGGCACCGTCGAGATAATCATGTCGCCGGGGGCCATATGCGCCGTGGCATCGGAACCAAATCCCAAAGTCACTGTAGCTGTTCCACCCGCTGATGCAGAATCCGATGTTGCGCTGGAACGGAAGAAGAAAAAGGTTGTAGGACTGGAACCCTGTTGCGCAACCAACGTGAACGAACCGTTGATTGTGGTGGCGCTTCCTCCCGTCGTTGCCCCTGAAATCGTCACATACTCTCCGGGCAGGAATCCATGCCCGGCAGAAGTGGTTACCGTACAGAGTTTTGTTGTCGTGCAAGACCATGAAGAAATGCTAGACGCCGGGGAAGTGTACGCGGATGCGAGGTAGTAAGGACCACCGCTAGAGGTTCCGATGTAGGTGCGGTAAGCGTAGCAACCGGCCCGATAGGAATAGCCCGAAAGTTTAACGAGTGCCGTGTTGGTTGAGCCGGACGCGGGCTTATAGGATGTCTCCGCGCTTTTCGTCGTCTCGCCGTTTCGGTCGAGGCCAGTGACAACAACATAGTACGTCGTGGATGAATCGAAATTCCCAGTAACAGAGATGGCACTTTCCGTGGATACAGTAGGAGCGGCAGGAACCGGACAAAGTCCCGATGCTGTACCTGCATACCAGTCCGGGCCGACTTGGTAGGGAGGCAGTTGGGTGTTCTGCGGAGCATTTACACCAGTGGCTAGGCTGCTTATTGCCGCTGAAATCCACCCGCATGGATATGAATTGCAAATGTGGATTGTGTTGTCCAGAAGATTGAAATACGTGATGCCGAGATTGGCGTTTATGATTTCCGTGTCTGCGTAGGCCGCTGTCCGTACATGCGGCTGGGACATATCAATGGTGATGGCCGGAGGAACAGGAGAAACCGTTTGCGATACTCCGGTGACGGAATAGTTCTGCGTGTAGCACTTGTAAGTGGCTTGCGGACAAACCGTCAGCGTCCACAGGCTTCCCGATGGGGAAATGGACGTGTTGGGGGGAACGGAAGCTGAGTAATTGCCCGAACTATCGAGGCTTCCTGATATTGTCGTCCCGGTATCGAACGGAGTCCCGTTGATGAAGTACGGGCCGATTGGATTTGTGGGAGACGGATAGAAAGAAAACTGGTAGGTGCCGCCGAACCATGCCTGCCCGGAGGCATCACTGACGTTTCCTGAAACACTAGTTGACTGCGCCCTCAGGACTGGTACAGTAAGACAAAGGAATAAAAATGCGAGCACTGAGAAAAAAGAAGTGCGAATACTGCGGCGTGAGTTTTGAAACTTACAAAGCAACGAGGCTTTATTGCAATCGTAAATGCGCGGATAGGAAGTTTCACAATGTCCATTACCTGCCGGGACAGAGGAAGGGAAGACCAAGAGAAGGTCCTTTAATTCATTGCGAAATGTGCGGTAAAAAGTTCCAATCATGGAATGCAGGGACAAAAAATCCATCGCGTTTTTGTTCATGTACATGCACCGCAAAGTGGAGAGCGAAGTCTGGAGAATACTCTGGAAGAATCAAACCTGTCCCGTCCTGGACTTGCCTCCACTGCAAGAATGAATTCAAACGCAAAACATACAGCAGCAAAATTCAGAAGTTTTGTTCTGACAGATGCAAGCTCCTGTTCATTGCATCTCAAAGAGTAACGGTATTCTGTGTCCTTTGTGGCCGGGAATTCTCCACTTCCAAACTCAACGGAAAAAGGACTAAATTTTGTTCCAATAATTGTAGAAATAGGGCAAGGGGTAGGCCGTCCAGAATCAGAGACTTTCTTGTGTCTTCTGGTAGGGAACAGAAGTGCGCTAAATGTGGATATGAAGAGCACATAGAAATTCTTCAGGCCCATCACAAGGACGAAGATGTATCTCACAATTCCTTGGATAATCTGGAGTTCCTGTGCCCCAATTGCCACGCGATTGAGCATCGCCTCAACCGCAAACGTTAAAGCGTGCTTACGCATAGGCCAATTCTATGCGGGAAGCTACAGCAGGGAAACGAGAAAGCTAGCTTTTGTCATACACTCAGTCGTCTTCCTCTTCATCAGCCCCTTCGCCAAGACTGGAATCCGCTTCGGGGTCCAGGTTTTCCTGAAGAATGTCTTCGCTGTCGTCAATCTCTTCCGGCATCACCGCAGCCATCCATTTGAGCGCAATTCCTCGTAGCGTCGCGCTGTGTTCTGCGGGCAGTCGGTACGATACTGGCAGTTGGGAATCTTGACTTGCGACACCATGTCTTTTGCGCCTTCCCATGCCTGCCCGATGGTTTCTCCTACTGCTAAAGGACCGCCAATCCAGCCGCATATTCCTGCGCTTTCCAGTTCGTCGGAATCCTCTTTTGCCATGACATCGTAGATGAAGAACTTGTCGAGCATGTCCGGCTTCAGCCCTTCAATCGGAACACCCTGCTTGTAGAATTTCTCGGGCAATCCCTCTGACGGATAGGGAGGAATGGAAAGCCGCGTTGTCGCGCAGAACGAATGCCGTGGAACGAGTTCAGGAACCTTCTGATTCGTGGCGATGGCATACAGGAAATCACCGAAGCCAACGGACAGCAGTTTTGTCAACGGAGCCGTGGCGTCATAGCCGAACCGGGCACAAAACTCCAGACCGTACACACCAGAACGGTTCACAATGGTATTCAGGTCAATTGGGCCTCGATAGCCCAACTCGCGCAGCGGGCCAAGGGCCTTCTTTAATCCCTTCGTGAATATCTGATTCTCCGTAGGGGCCATCCAGCAGAGCGAACCGGAACATCCCGTGTTGGGGCCAACATCCCCGTTCATCAGCCGCTTCAATTCAAGCGTGTGATTCAGCGCATAGTAGCCCGTGTCGTTGAGATAGACTTCCGTCGAAACTTCCGTTCCGTCCACTACCTCCTGAAGCACGAATTCTTTCTGCGGGGTTGAGCGGAACAGCACATCGAAATACCGCAGCATATCCTCGGCAGAGGATGACACGTAGGTTGTGCTCTTATCGGCCTGCTCGCCTACGGGCTTAAAGACTTGGCGCGTTCCCTGCTTCTTGATGTAGCGGATGGCATCGGCAGGATTGGTGAAGTGCTCCCACGGCGATACCTGAATGCCGCATTGCTCCATGAACTCCAAAGCGTAAAGGCGGTCGTCTTCCAGACGGTCGGCAAGTGAGGAATCGCCAATCGTGGGTATCAATGCAGCCGTGCGGTCGGCAAGTTCTCCCTGCCCGGTTACATCGAACACGGCAAGGTCGTAGTCTCCTACAGGAGAAAAATCTTCAACGTGGTTGACGATGCCGCGAAGAGCATTACGGCAGGAGGGTTCAGCTACCGATACGGATACTTCGTGGCCTTCCTGACCCAAAAGCCAGGCCAGCCACAAACCTTCCCCGAAGTTGGAAGGCCATGCGACGCGCACATTACTTGCGTTCGCGCAGAACGGTCTTTTGGTGGTCTCCGATGCCCGTGCGGGTACGCGCTTGGGTGAACTCAGTCGTTCCGCCCATCGGCGCTCCGCCAACATCTGTGCCCCCACCCGAGCCTACCGGGGAGGTCGGGGAATCGGCGTCAATCACCATCGTTGCTTCTTTGCCGTATTTCTTTGCGTCTTCCTTACTGCCCAGAAAACTCATACATCCTCCTCAGTGGCAAGGCTTTGCAAGTTTGTGCTTCCGGTCGAGTGCTGAGAAAGTCCTGTTTCCGTGTACTTCGGTACGGGGAAGTCCGGTGCGCGTGCGCCCCATGTGTGAAGGAATCTCTCCGCCTTCAATCTCCGGGCTGTGCCCGTGAGATACAGTCGTCATCTTCGCCTTCGGGCTTCTACGTCCGCGCATAGAGGTATCCTAGCACCCTTTCCCTACTGCACAACAGAAATCTGCTTCCACGGTTCCTTGCTGGCCGCTGCCGCTGCCGGGATTCCCGTCTTGGCCGCTGCGCGAAGGAGTGGATAGCTGTTCTTGATGGCACTGAACATCTTGCGTCCCAATGCCGAGTTAGGCTCAATACCGCTTTCACTCAGGAGCCAGTTCGTGAACTTCGGATTCTGCACGACAGCCTCCATGCCGATTCTGCTGCCCCCGTAGGCCAATGTTAGAGGCCCGAACATGCTCCCAGAGAGCGTGCGAATGAGTCCATACATCAGGTAGGCGAATCGTCCCGGCTCAATGACTCCGTTCTTTTTCAGGTCGGCCACGAGCGCATTAATGCGCTGTTCTTTGAGTTGCGCATCCGTCATGCCCGCCAGTTCGCTTGTGCCCTTGTGAGGGACAACCTTCTCGCCTTCCTTTTCGAGCTTTCCTAGCTGCTCTTTGGTGGTGTACTCTTCAGCGGCTTCGGCCTGCTTTCGCGTGCCCTCAGCCTTCTCCTTTGCCGCCGCAGCCTCCTCGGTAATGGCCTTTTTCGCACCCGCAGCACGCTCCTTCGCCGCAGCTATCTCTTGCTTCGTTCCCCTAGTCAGGGCTTCCTTTTCAGCGACGGCCTGAGATTTGATTTCAGCGGTAGCCTTGGTTGCCTGCTCCTGCGCCTTCACCACGGCATCAAAGGCATCCGTAGAGAGTCCAGCGGAACGCAGGATTGCCCGGAGAGCTTCTTCCTTCGTGCGCGAGGTCAACTCACGGACTTTGTTGTTGATGGCCTGCGATTCCATATCCTCGGCATTCAGCCAGTTTTGCATGAGGTCGGAATTGATGCCGCGCATGAACTTCATGTAGTCGGATTTGAGTGTCTTGTATTCACCACCCAACTTGGCCTTGTTTGCCGCCTGTTCCTGTAGGTCGGTCAGCTTAGCGTAGGCTTCGCCTAGGGCATGCCGAACCGCCCCGTCTTTCGATGCGCGGCCCGCCTGATACAAGTCCTCACGGATGCGCGTGATTTGGTTGAATCCAAGGGCATCGCCAGCCGCATCCTGCGGTGCCACAATCTGCATGATTCCAGCCACTTCTCGTGGCGTGTAGCCAAGATTCGTCATCGCGCTTCGTACATCCTGTACGGACATGCCTTCCTTGAGATACCGAGCAGCTTGCATGGCGGCAGTATTTTGACTTGCAGACATCCGCTGCGTAGAAGGCTCTTTGGCTTCCTGCAATGCCTTGAAAGCGGCGGGAGGGATTTCCTTCTCATTGATTCCTAGAGCGCGGAACTCAGCCTTCACCAAATCTACGACTTGACTGGATGTAGATACCGGCTCTTTGATTTTGTCTCCCAGTGCATCGTACCGAGCCGAGAGTTGTGTTTGCTCTTCATGGAGAGCCTTGGCTGTGTCGCGAATAAGAGCAATGCCTTGCTCGGTTTTCTGTTTGTCGAGTTCTCCCATTTGCGCTTCGTTGGCCTTGAGCGCATTGATGGTTTTCTGCTTGATGGCTCCGCTGGCGATGTCCGACTGTTTCTGTATGTCTCGCAGTTCTTTCGCAAGTTGCTGCTGCACTTCTGATGCCTTGGCGTCTTGCGTACCCTTAATTCCCTTCATCGCTTCGGCGTAATCGGTGGCGATGCGCACGGACTCCTTGCCGGATTCCGCATACACTTTCTGCATCTCTGCCACTTTTGGAGCAATCTTGGCCGCGAGGTCTTCGTTCAACCCCATCTTCGTGCGCAGCATGGAATGGAGCGCGTCCTTTGAAATCGCTGTTGCGCCAGCAAGTCCGAACGCGGTTACCGAACTGCCGTAAAGAACGCGCTCCCAGTAATCAGGACTTGTCTCTCCTTTCTGGCGGGGTTGGACGGCTTGTGACAGGCCAGCCACACCGAAACCAGCCCCACCTAAAGCCTCCGCGCCACGAATTGCCTTTACCGCTGCCGATGCCTCGGGAAGCATCTCCGCAGCACCGGGAAGAGTCGCCATCATAATTGCGGCAGGGGAAGTGAAGGAAGAAGCGAATCCGGCACCACTTTCCATCAATCCTTTGGTTTCAGCAAAAAGGGCTGCCTTGGCCGGGTCGCCACGCGAAATAGCCGATTCCTCTGCTCCGGCAAACCTGCCATGAAGGTCAGGAGCGCCCGGCACAGCACCCAGAAGTTGCTGTGGTGATGCGAGGGGCGTAAGGGCTTTCTGAACTATGTTGGGCGCTTCAGTTGGCACCCGGATTGCCGGACGTTGGGGCCTGCCCGTACGTTGCGCGGCATCGGCTTCATATGCCTGAATCTTTTCTGGTGTGTCGAGCTTCGCCCATCCCTGCTTCTTCAAGTAGGCTTGAACGTCCGGTATGCTCCAAGGAACTGAGTCGCCGTTGGGCATGGCTATTTCTTAGGCACTGCGTCCGGGTTTAGCGATTCGTAGGCCTCGTTAATCGCCGCACCACCATCCACCAGACCGGAAAGAATGGCCTGTCTGCGCTGATTGAGCATCTGAATGGCGGCATCATAACGCGCAATCTCGGAACGAACCGTATTGGCGTCTTCCCCCATCCCAAATGTACGCGCAATTACGCCACGCTTTTCGGAATCCTGAAGCCGTTTATAGGCAGAACTGCGCTGCGTCTGGATGTCTTTGATAGCCGAATCAAGAACGCCTTGCCGCTGCTTGGGAGTCTCGGCATAGGAATACCTGTCCCGCAATTCGTCACGGCGCAACTGAAGCATCTCACGCTGAATATCGTTGCGCTGCTTTGCGGCATCGGCCCTGTCCTGCTCGCTCAGTTTCTGGTCTTTCAAACGCTCTTCGGCTAGCCTGTTCTGCTGCTCCAGTTGGTCGCGCCGAAGTTGAATGTTGTCAAGATGCTCCTGATGACGTGCTTCAAGTTCCTGCTTGCGGAGCGCGAATTCCTTGTCCTTGTAGCCGAAATCCGCAGCCGTCTTGTAAAACTCCAGAAGCGTCTTTGCGTCCACACCCTGTTCCGGGGTGAGTGGTGCGCGTGATGCCACACTCGACGCCAGTGCTGCGCGGGCTTCAGGAGATGGAGTCGCTTGACGGCCCATGAGCTTCTGGAAGATTCCCTTTAGTCCGGTAGCGGCTTGGTGCTTCTGGTCCGTTGTCTGCATGGACTTCTGAAGCGCCTGATATTCCGGGCTGCTCTTGGGATTGAGCCAGTCCTGATTGAGCGCCTTCGACATGCGCTTCAGTTTCTTCGGGTCTCCCAAAATCGACATTGCCAGCGGGTCTTGCATTAGCTTCTGCTGGTCCACCTGCCCCGTATTGGGGTCGGTGTTTCTCGATATGACCGTCTGAAGGATGTTCCAGTCCGATTCCGCCTTGGCGAGTTCCTTCTGCTTGTGCATCGAATCGGCATTCTTGATGACGCCTGCAAGCCCGAATAGAAACCTCTGCTTGGCCCATTGATGGCTCTGCATGTAGGGAGGCGGAGTCGTGTCCGTCTGCCCCGGAACGGGTGCGGGAACGGGCTGCGCAAGCTGTGAATGCCGCTGCGCCATGAGATTCTTCAGCAAGTCCATAACGGACTGTTGGGGATTGGGAAGCTGGCTTGATGGTTGAGCCTGTTGCGGTAATTGAACGTCCGCTCCAGGAACATTTCCCTGAGCAGAAGGAAAGCTCATGCCGGGGTCTCTTCCAAAAGAACCCGGAATGTCAAATTGTTGTGGAGTATCGGATGGCATATTTATGGCTTCTTAAAAATCCCCGCAATATCTAATCCTACGCTTGCAGCCGTATTAAGATACCCAAGAATGGTATCAAGCTCTGACGGTTTGTTTGCTGTATAGGTGGCCGCTTCGCCTTTCACTCCCATGAGAATGTTCATGTAGTTGTTGATGGCCTGCTCGTATTGCTGTGCGAACAGGGCATTCTCATCCGCCGTGACTTGCGATAGGTAATCCGCGCCGCCGATGCCAGCCGCAGAACTTCCCCCTGCCCCTGCCGCAGCAAACTGCTCTTGAAGGGTGTTGTAGCCCCTCTGGATTTGAGGCTGCATCTGCTGAATCTCGGCCTCAACCACGTTCGGGTTGTAGCCTGCGCCAGTCGTGAGGAATTGATAGAGCGCAGAGCCAATTCCTTTCCCATAGACGTGCTGCAATTCCTTTAACAGCCGAGCCGTGTCTTTCGGGCTTACACCGGGAGCGTTTTGCCCGATAGTCACCCCCAAAGGCCCGCCACCGGGTATGGTAAGCGGAGGAGCCGTTGTTGCTCCAAGTGTCGTATCGGTTGCTGTCGGCGTGGTTCCTGAAGTCGGTGTCGTGGACGGCGTGGCAGGACTTCCGGGCACATAGCCAAGCGCCGAGCCGGTCAGATAAGGATTCGTATACGTGCTGCCAGCCGCGAGTGGGCCGGTAATGGCAACCCCCGTGGGATTCGACATTCCCGGTGTTGCTGTGCTGCCAGTCGGATTTACGGTGCTCAGCATTTTAATACCTCTGGCCCATATAGACTATTTGACGGGTTGAAGTCTGCTGGTCGCGTTCCTGCTGCAACAGCAATCCCGCCAGAAGCCCCGGCCTGCCCTTCACTCCTCCACTTGTCTGGAACTCCGGGTCTCCAAACAGCGTATTGTGGATGAACGTGGCTTGGTCGTTCCAGCGCAACACTTGCGCCCCACGTTCCGCCGCAGACCATTCTACCGCTTCTATCCAGTCATCGGGAATGAAAACCGTTGAAGCCGGAAGTTTCGCCTCGAACGGATGCTTGCGCTGGTAAGGATAGTAAATTTGATAGTTCTGTCCCGCCTGCACGCCGAACCAGAAGTTTGAGCCGTATCGCGTGTACTTGAACGGAACCCCACCAGGAATATTCACCAGCGGCGTGATGGCCTTGGGCTGCATGTAGTCCATCGGATAGCTCACCGTATTCGATGGCGGGTCGAGGAAAATCACCATGCTCGTTGCCGTGAAGGTGTAGTCGTCCCCAGGCTGAAGGAAATACTTCACGGGGTAGAGATAATTCGAGCCGTTCAAACCAAGGCCGGGACCAACATTCACGGTAGGGCCAATGACGCGCAATTCCTCGAATATGTACTTCCCCGTGAGATTGGTGATGGCCTTGGCAATCCACGTACTCGGCCTCATCTCCGGGTTGGACTGGGATTCCGAAACGTCCGAGCGGTTCTGTAGAATCGCTTGGACTGCCGGAATCAAGTCGTTAATGGTCATTTACGCTCCTACGAGAACTTCGCAGGAACAAGTGCCAGAAGCCGCAGTCACCGTCATGGCCGTGAATCCACCTCCGCTCGTTGCTGGCTGGAAGTAGATGAAGACTCCACCGGGAAGCAAAAGCATGCTGCTTGAACCTGAAGCCCCTACCGCCGTCCATGCCACCGTAAGATTTGTAGCCGAGGACAGGTTCTTCACATAGCCGATGAAACAGGTAGCAGCCGGTAGGGTTACGGTCGTTCCGCCCGAAGCCGCCTGCA